CATCTGGTTGGTCACACGCAACTTGCGCGGGAACGAGAGGGCTTCGACCGCGTCGCGATCGGCAGTTGCGTCGGCCGTCGCGTTCTGCGCTGTGGTGCCGATCTTCACGGATTTGGTACGGGACATATCTGCTCCTGAGGGTATGCGTATGCCCGGCCTGCGGCCGGGCTACCTCGCCAATAACGGTTAGAACAGGTTCGAGACCGTGATCAGCGCAACACCCAGGGACGACGGGCCATGCGGATTCACGCTGGTGAAGCTGCGCGCGTAGTACGCATTGCCCGACACGTATTGTTTCGTGAAGGCGGTGGGGATCACCGTCGGCGGCACTGCGTCACCCAGCACGAACGGGCAGCGCGCGACTTGCGTCGAGCGACCGATACACAGGATCTGTGCGGTCGGATTGCCGGCAGCGCCCGAGACAACCGTCGGCGCGTAATAGACTTCGTACTTGCCGAAGAGGCGCCCAAGGCGATAGATGCCGGGCTTCGACACGATGCCGCTGGGCACGAACAGTTCCAGCGGCAGCGCGATGATCTGTGCCATGACGTTCGTCGGCACGTACAGATGCGTGATACCGTGGTCGATCGTGTTGTTCGCCATGTCCTGGTCGGCTGCTCCGAGCACTGCGGAGAAGTCTTGCCAGATTTGCGCGCGGGTCTTCTGCTCACCGAACGACGTCCACGAGAAATCGAACGCGTACGGCGTCAGTTGCTTCGCGATCCGCATCGCCTTGAGCAGCACGTTGTAATGCCGTTCATTGGCGGCCTGATTGCGGACAGCCATCAGCGATTCTGCTGCCGGGTCGAGCCCCAGTTCGTTTGCGAACTGCGTGCGGCTATCGACCGATTGTTGCGTCAGGACGCGCCACGGGGTGGCGAAAAGACGGAACGGCGTCGCGTTCGTGTTGATGTACGGAACGATGTCCGGTGCGAGTTCATAGTCCATGAACCCTTCGGCAACCACGGTCGTGCCCACGGGAAGCGCCGCGCTCGGCGTGATGATGACGGCGCCGGTAGCGTATGTGATCGAGCCAGTGAGGTTGTAGGTCGTGCCGGCGATGGTCACAGACCCTACGAGCGTACCGGTGGCCGGCGTACCGTCCTGCGACATTTCGCTAACGCAGGGCAGCCCGTTCACGTATCCGATGATGCGATTACGCAGCAGCGTAGCGGCCGGTGCCCCCTGATTGCAGTGCTCCGAGTCCGTTTGAATGGTCGTCAGCAGGCCGTCATACGAACCCGAATTCGCGCCAGCCGTTTCCAACGTGAGGGTATGGACGCGCTGAGCGGACGCATACATCTTGCCGCTGTTGATACCGTCCATATTGTCGTTCGCGTTGTACTGGCCGTAGGCCTGACCAGCCGAGTGCGAAACGATGATGAGCTTTGCTTCGTTCGAACCGATATCCGTCGGCAGGTAGTTCGCGACCGGGATCGCCTCGGCGATTGCGGCTGTGATCGCGATCACAGCGCGGTTCGGTTGCAGGGAGAGAGGGTCGCCATGTACGGACGACGCCGAGTCCAAGCTGTACCGCTTGGCAGCATGCTCGGTGGTGGCGTAGCCTTGATGCAAGGCCCATTCGATCACGTCAGCGGTCGGCGCGACGCCATGCTGGCGTTCGTACGAACTGCAGCCATCGAGAACGCCGCGCAGCAATGCGCCCTCCGCCTCTTTCGGGAGTTCGTCAAAAATCAGGCCGAGCGATTTCGGAACTTCGCGACCCGAGCCGCTCTTGACGCCGGCAACGAATTCATCCGCGGAAGCCGAGTCGAAAGTCGGGCCTTTTTGCGTTTCGCGCAGACCGTCGACGAAGTCTTCGATCTTGCGGGTTGCGTCATTGCTGTAAATTGCGCGTGGCATGTCGTTCCTCTATGGAAGGTGGGTTCGCCTATAGCGCAGGCGTTACCCGCGCGTTCTGCCAGACCATTGTCAGCAGTGCGACACACCGTCCATCCGCGCTTTTTCCGGTTTCTAGAGGGTTCCGTTTCGACGTTTTGCCGCTTGAATGCGTTGATAGTCATCGCGGCATTCGACACAGCAAAAGTGTTGGTCGTGGGCGATCTGCTCGCCGCACGCGTTGAGACATTGACCGTTACTGGCGGGCAACTTGGGAATAGCGTGAAGGCGCGAGAGGGTGCACTCAAGCACCAACTGGCCGAAACCTTCGGCGAGGTCGGCGGGATCAGGCATCGCTTCCGAGTTCCTCTTTTGCGAGCGCGATCTGCTCATTGAGCGAAGCCAGCTTGGCTTGCAAGACGGCTTCCACCTTCGGAGTAGCCATACGAATGGTGGCGGGGACGACCGCTTGCGTCTTCGTAAGCGCTTCCTGAAACGCCGCGCGCCCGTCGTCGATTGCCTTGACCATTTCAGCCATGGCGGTTTCCTGGTCGTCCTGCACCTTCAGCGGGAATGCTTTGCCATTCAGCAGCACGGAGAAAATATCGCCGCTTTCCTTGACGAGCAGGGTGAGCTTCTGGCCGTCGGCGAAAGTAACGTCAATCGTTTTGTAGGCGATATCCGATGAGGTCCGGATTTGCGGATCGACGACCGTTTGCACGACCTGTTCGCCGCAGCCTTTGAAGTACAGCGACAGCGCTTGCTCGGCGGCATTGCTGTCGAGATCGCTGAAGTTGAATACGAGAGTACCCATGACTGCTCCCTATTGCGGTGGATCGGTAAGGCTTCCCGTACCGTTTTCTTTATGCCTGTGCGGCGAACCAACATCGACGCCGTTGTTCTTCAATGCACCGGTGAAACTGACGTCGCCGTCGATATCGGATGTGTTAGCGGATCCGCCGCCCGTGCCAGAGCCGAACAGGCCCGACAGGAATGAAAGCAGACCCTGGAAGATGCCTTGGCCGCTGAACTTCGCGACAGGCGTATTGACGATGACTTGCGCAGATGCATTTATCGTCAGCGTCTGCGTATCCATCGTGATGTTCGGCGCCTGAAAGTGCATCAGCGTGTCCGCGACCATTTCGATATTGGCGTGATGCCAGCGACGGGTGCCGGATGGATTTCCTGATCGCGGATTGCGGTAGCCAGTGATGATCGGATACCGCGCATCGCCGTTCTCGAAAGCGAGCCAGACGAGATCGCCCGCCAACATCTCGATTTCGGTGTTGTGCGCGCTGTTCGCCGACTTGTCGCCGATCGGATATTCAATCTCGGCGTCGGGCAGTTCGGGCGAACCGTCGGTGATGCCGGGGATTTCAACCTTGCATAGCCGGGTGTCCGGGTCATACCCGCGGACAATGCCAGGGACGCGCGCCGGGAGATCCATTACAGACTCCCTAACCAGAACTTCGAATACGCGTTTGCGCCGCTGCCGTCAGAGCCAGTCTGATAGACGTGCGCCGCAGTGACGACTGCGAAAGGGGTGTCAACAACAGTGATGACCTGTCCGGCATTGATCGCAGGGGCGTACGGCGACTTGAACTGCTTGCGCATAATCAGAACCTTCGTCATGTTGGCGAGGGTTCGAACATCCTGCCGCGGCATATAGTACGCTGCACGTGCCTTGGTCCGGTTGCCGTAGGCGAAATTGCCGGTATCGTCCGTCGAGTAGAAGAAGGGCACCTCGTGGCGCTGAAGGAAGCTACTTTGCAGATCCGTCGTCGTATCGGTGACGAGTTTCTTGACTGGTGTCTGCTTCATAAGGTCATCCAGACGGATGAACTTCAATTGCTGGCCGGTCCAGAAGACGACGCCACCTTCCTCCTGAAGTACTTGGGCGATCGCGAAACTCGGAACGCTGCCGATGTAGCAGGCGAACTGGTCGACCGTGAAATCGGCGTTGACCTGGACGCCAGCACCGCACGCGCGATAGATGGCGCTAAGCGACGTCGAGGACATAATTACGGCGTTCTGCCGCTGGAAGCTGACGCCGGCACAGGTCTTGATGGCGGCAATGAAAGACGAGGTCGCATACGGCCGCGAGCCCTGCACGGCCGAGACATTGTTGTTGTCGTGCGTCTTGATGACCTGAAACTCGACGTTGTCGCGGCCGGCGACGACACTATCGCCCTCGGCAACTGCCGTTGAGGCGTCCACGCGCAAGGTGCATTCAAGGGTGAGCGGGACCGGCTCGAGCGTACTGCGGATTACGGCGGACACGATCAGGTCGCCGCGCACCAGTTTGCCGCCGATGATGATATCCACGACTTATACCGATATGACGGGCTGGACGAAGGCCCGGCCGGGCAGTTCTTCCTCGGCCTGCTTGATATCTTGATCGACTTCAGAACTCGATCGGCCGTAGACATCTGAGCCGAACGCGCGCGTCGATTCGAGATACAGCGCCTGCTCGCGCTCGACGTACAGCAGGAAAAGCGGGCGAATCACCGACCACTCGCTTTGCGAGATGACTGTCGTGCCGTCTACCCAATCGACCGGAGCGAGCGGGGAGCCGGCGATGATCGGCGGATCGACGCGACCGAAGCCGAACGGCAGCCCGTAGACGGCCGGCGTGAAGTATTCGTCGATCGTCCCCGGCGCATCTTCACCCCAATTCGGAGCTTCGCAACTCGGGGGCGGCGTCGGCGTGGGAGGATCGGGCGGCAGCAGGCTGGCGATTGGGCCGTAGCCCGCGTACTTGCGAGCAGCCACAATCGCCTGCTGGATGACGACGGCCTCGTCGAGGACGGTGCCGATCGGTCGATCGGTCGAGAAGAATTCGCCCGCCAGTGTCGCGAGCGTCTTGTCTGTCACGTGATGTTCCCCGGCACCACTTCGCCGAAGTAGTGATAGAACAGCGTGCCCGACAATGTGAGAACCGACCCGCGGTTATCCCAGTTTCGTTCGCTCGGCTCGCAGGACAGGAAGCAATCCACGATAGGCAGATAGAAGCGGTATTGATCGGTCGTGCCGTTGTAGACCTTGCCGTTGAACCGGCCGCCGTTGGCGATCATTTGCAGCAGCAGGTTTGCGCCCGAGCCGGCGACCGTCTCCTGAATCGTGACCGCGCCTTGCTGATTCACCTTGACCTGTTGCGGGATCTGTTGCGCGATGCCCAGCGGCATCGGCACTTCGATTTCGCCGCCGCTCGTCAGGATCGGCCACGGAAAGCCCTGAACGATGAGTGCCATGGACTCGAAGCCCGCGAACTCGATCATCGCGTCGCTGGAGATGGCCTTCTGGCCGATCGCCGCGGCTGTTTCGTAAAGCTGCTTCAGATATTGCGCGTTTGACACGGTCATGTCGCGGGCTCCGCATAATTTAGGACCATGCGCAAATTTAAGCGGCAGGGCGCGCGCGGCGTCGCGCTCTTTTCCTACTGGCTAAGGCCGCCGCTTACCAGACGAGCAATCTTCGGGTCGGTGACCGTAGGGCCGACGTCGCCGGCATCCTTGGAAACCCGAACCTCGACGGCAGGAGGCTTCCCGAGCGAAGTCGGAACAGATTGCGCGGCGTCGGCCACGGCCGGCACATTGATGCCGGGTGACGTTGAGGGAGACGGTAGCGGCTGGGCAAGCGCGAGAAGACGACTGCGCTCAACGCTGGCGCGATTCAGCGTACTGGCTTGAGTCGAAGCGCTTGAACTGCGGAATAGGTCGCTGTTGTGCGCGATCTTGAAGTTCTGGATCGCGGTCACGATTTCGGCATCGCTCATCTTCGACGGGTCTTTGCCTGCGAGCGCCGACTTGATGAGCGAAGTCTCGCCGCCGAACTGCACCGACGTCGACCAGACCGCATCCTGTACGGCCGCGCCGCGCTTGCTCAAGTCGATGCCCGATTTGCCGAGCAGGGCCATCTGCGGATCGAAGTGCGTCGACTTGATGAAGTCGTGCTGCGCCGCGCCGAACGCAGGGTCGTTAGCGGCAATTTGCTTCCACTTCGCGTTGAACTCGGGGGAGCCCGGCGTCAGGCCGGCGAACTGGGATGCATAGCCGCTCGCTGCAAGAAACTTGTTCAGCGTGCTTTTCGCACCGCCGGCGCTTGCGAGTTGATACGTGCCGTAGCTCGCACCGCCATGGTCACCCTTGCCGGAAGAAATCGCCGCGGCGCCGCGAGTACCCGACTCGAAAAATTGGGAGGTCTTGCCGAGCGTCCAATCCTTTGCGGCCTTCCCAGCATTGACGATCGGCGCGGCCATCTTTTTGACGCGATCGGCCACGTACCCGGTGGTTGCACCGACAGCTTTCTTGGCTACATCAGCAGTGTCTTTCGCTACGATCGAAACAGCTTTCGCGACCTCGCCAGTCGTCGCCTTGACGTCGATGCCGGTTTTGTCCTTTACGTAGTCGTTAGCCTTGTTCGCGGCATTCTTGACCATGCCGAACTTGTCTTTGAACCATCCGCTGATATCGTCCCATTCCGCGGAGAAGCCCTTGACAGCCGCATCCCATGCGCCAGTGATAGTCGCGCCGATCTTCGCCCAGTCCAGAGTTGACAGCCACTTGCCGACGAGCTCGCCGACCTTGTCACCGACCATGCCGCCGATGATTGAACCTACGGGGCCGCCCAGCAATGTACCGATGCCGCCGCCGACGAGCGCGCCGATCCCGGAGCCTGCGCCGGTGAAGCGCTTGACGCGGTTCTCTTCCGGGGATGCGTTCGGGTCATCGCCAAAGCCCGCGATGCTTGCCGCTGCAGAGCCGCCAGCGAACAGTGCGCCGAGCAGCGGGATGCGGCGGAACAGGCCTTTGCCGCCGCGCAGCGCGAGACCAGCCAGGCCGCCAGCACCGCGCGCACCCGCGCCGAGCACTCGGCCGAGCATGCCGCCGCCCGACAGCCGGCCAAGGAAGCCAAGACCCGGAATCTTGCTGAGCAATCCGCCGAGCATCCCGAATATGCCGCCGCCGCTGCCGCCGGTCTTGTCGTCGATCTGCTGCAGCGTCTTCTGCTCGGCCTTATGGAATGTCGACTGGTCTTTGCGCGAACCGCGCAATTCATTCCATATGCGCTTGTACCAGGCTTCTTTGCCACCAGGGCGTCCAAACAGGTGCGACAGCCCACGTCCGACCGGCGCGATTGCGGCCTGTACTTCATGCACGGCCGTAATTGTCGGATCGATCTCGGGCGCGCCACTGACTGCATTGAAAGTGTGAGTCGCGAGTCCGGGTTTCGCCGCTTCCTTTTGTTTCTCTTTGGCGATCTGCGCTTCGACGCGCTCGTTATAACGCTCTTGCGCGACAAACTCTCGCTCACGTTTCGCTTCGGCACTAGCAGCGGCGCGAGCGGCGCGCTGTTCACCGCGTGCAGTCGCCTTCGCTATCGTGGCCTCATTTCGAGCCTGACGATCTGCTGTCCGGTCACCGTCTATCTGTTCCTGGGTGAGACCGTTGCTTCGGGTCGACGAAGCAGGCTTGCCATTGTCAGTGTTGAGCGGCGCCGCGCGGGTCTGCGACATGGCCGCGTTCTGCCGGCGAATCTCTTCGCGACTAGACGGGCGCGCAGTTTTGGCGCGTCGGGCCTCGAATTCGGCCGCCGTCAGAGTATCGCTGGCTGCCGGCTGCGCGCGAGCAGGCGTCGCTACTTCCTCTACGCCGACGACCGGAATGCGGTATGGCTGGCGGATGGTTGGCGTTGGCGTAGCAGAGACGAAGCGGCCATTCGGCCCGCGCACTGGAGCGGCGCGACTCGGTACCGCTGCGGGCGGCTTCGGGGCACGTGCAGGCGCCTGAGGGCGCGGAGGGGTAGCCGAGCGGGTGACAGCTTTCGACGTCGAAGTCCGCGTGACGGCCTGCGCCTGCCGACTTACCGCATCTGCCGCGCGCTCGAGCGCCTTGATGCTTGCGCCGCCGGCAATGTCGCCGCGGAGCGCGCGCACCTCGTCGCGAATCTCGTTGAATATCTGGAGCGCACGCCCCCATTCAACGGGTGCGCCGACCAGGAAGCCGTATGCGTCGCTCTTCAGGGCCATTAGGAAATGAAAGTATCAAATTGCGTGAAGGTCAATTGCACCTCTTGGACTGCGTCCTCGCGGCGCGACAGCGAGGAACTGACACTCACCGGGCGCATGAGATAGGTATCTTCATAGCCGCCGGTGTTCGAATCGTCGGTAATGAAGGAGTGCAGCACGCGGATGCGAACGAGGTAGTCAATCGGAAGGCCGACTGTCCCGTCCGAGTTCGTCACCGAGTTGCATTTGAACTGCATCCACGTTTTGATCGTGCCGAGAATGTCGTCGATCGCAGCAATGCGCATCTCGACCGGCTCGAAGCCGCCAACGCTGTCCATCGCGCCCGAGCCGATACGGTGTTTGTCGCCTGAGATGGTAGCCGGCGCGTATTCAATGTCCGTCACGAACAGATTGAACGCCCGGCTACCCGGTGTGTAGAGAGCGCCCGCACCGCTGGTGAACCCCGAACTGAGCGGGTTCGCGTCGCTGACTTCAACCAGAAACAGGTTCTTCTTCGCGATCTGCAGCGCCGCAAACGCGTTATAGATCTGCTTCGCTTCGGAGGGCGAGATACCCCCGAACAGCGGCGTAGGCGTGTTCTGGAAGTAGAGTTGCGTGGCGACTTCTGAGCCGAGAGGGAACTTGCCAGAGAACGCATTCGCGAGCGTCGCCGCGGCGCCAAGGAAGTTGCCGCTGGCGATCTGGCCGAGCGCGTTATTCGCGGTCGTGAGCGCGGATCCGATCTTCGGCGGGATGAGAGCCTTGATTTCGCTGCCCACCAAGCCGCCGGCCTGCGCAGCGATCGTATCGAAGAGACCCATCAGGCATCCTCTTTCGTCGGCGCTTTTACTGGGGGCGCGTCTTTCCCCTCCGGAGGAAAGGTCACGTTACCGACCGGCGGCGGCTGGTCCGCGATCAGCGCATAGAGCTTGGCCTCATCCTCATCGAGTTTCATGCGCTTGATCAGGAACTGGATGATGAACTCTTTGGACGCGTTCATTTCCCGCAAATCGCGGATGACCTGAATGAGCGTTGCACCGGATGCCATCGCGTCTTGCTCGGTTTTCTGGCGCTCAGCCTCAAGCGCGGAAATCGAGCCGTAGAAGTTGACGCGCCACGGCTTCTTGCCGGCCGGGAACACCATGCCATAGCGGTGCAGGGTGTGCACGTCGGCAATCCAGTCGACGAAGTCGCCGAGAGCGGTGCGGATGACCCGCGCTTTCTCAGCGGCTTGCGCGCTTGTCCTGAAAAAGCCACCATCGCCGAGGCCGCCCGCCAGGAGTTCCGAAAACCCGAGCATCGAAAGATCGGTGCCCAGCGCGCCGGCCAGAAGCTTCGCGTGAAGCATCACGTCGTCAATCGTGATGTTCGCGTTACGCCCTTGACGCATCGGCTCCATCCGAACGACCTGCTTCTCGTTCGTGAACGGAATGATGTGCCGAATGCGCTCCATGATCGGCTGGCCGGCTTGGACGGCGTTCGCAGCGCGCTCTTTTGAAAGCGACAGCATCTTGATGATCGAATCGAGAAATCGCTTCTGCTCGTCGGTCGTCATGGACTCAAGATTGACGCCGACCATTTCTTCGTCGATCGAATCCATCCATCGCTGCGCAACGAGGCCCAACAGCGACGCGAGCATGTTGTCGTAGGACTCCTCGGCCTGAAACAGGAACGAGCCGCCGACGGATGAGGGCAGAACGGGAAGGTCGTCGACGTTGTCCTCAAGCAGGGCAATGCGGAACGACTTCTCGATAACCGAGTTTTGCGGCACCCAAAGCGTGCGCGGCATCTTCAAGCGCGCCATCTGTGCGACCGTCAGTCGCTCCTGGCTGTTTTTACCGGCGTAGACGACGAAGCCCACGGTTTGGGAGCCGCGCTCGTAGGGCTGCACGATAGGCGGCCGCACAAGTTCATCGACATACAGATCGCGCACGCCAACGCCTTTCTCGGCATAGATGCGCGCGAAGCTGTCGCCGAAAGCCGCGCCGTTGTACGCCACCGTGTACGCGATTTTGTTCAGCAAGGGCGCAAGGTCTGCTGATATCTCGTCGACGATGCCGGCGAGCTGCTTGTTCTTTTCGGTCTCGGGCGTTTTCTCTATGAAGATCACGTCGCCGGTCGTTTCGTGGCCGCCGAGGGCAGACGTGACGTGGAGGCGCAGCGCGCTCGATACGACGGCGTCTCCCTCCATGAACGACCACTTCTGGTAAATCTGCATGCGCGAGCGCGCCATGCGGCGACCACTGCCCAACAGGGTCGAGATGGAACTCCCGCCGTCATAGGCGAGCGCTTCGGCCTGATTGATCTCCTGCGCGTTTTTGTCGGCCTTCGAAAAGAAGCTTTTCGCGGCGCCGCCAATACGCTTCAGCAGACCCTTTGTATCTTCCGCCATGGGGAATGGGATTCCAGAGTGTGCGGACCATTGTCAGCACCGGCATACGCGCGTGCGGCGGTCGTTTTCCATCGGGCAAGAAAAAGCCCCGGACAGAGCCGGGGCAAATCCTCTGGAAACGAGGAGGAGACAAACGGATATTAGGATTGCGGCAGCTTCTTACGTTCCACCGTTTTCCGATGCATCAGGGCGATGCAACACGAGAGAGCGCAGAAGCGTCGCAGCGCGAAGCCTTTCAATGGGGCCCGGCGCTTCGCCAAGGCCGAAAATCGCACGCGAGAGGGACGTCACCCTACGCAGCCGCTCAACGTTCGCGCTATCGAGCGCCGTCGTTGCGTGCCCGGTGCTGATCGGCTCGTCGGTCTGCACACGAACAACGAGCGAGGGTGGCGTCGGCGCGATACCGTCAAGCGGCACCGCGTCGGGCAATGGACTTTCGCCATCTTGCTGGGTCATGACTTCCATCAGGATTTGATCCGCAATGTGAAGGCCGCTACCGCTTCGCGCCACTTGTCGAGCATGGGCTCATCCTTCTCGTAGGCCTCGAAGAGCGACCCGATGCGACCGCTTTCGCCGCGCTCGCTGCCATCGATGACCGAGTCGAGATACGCCTGGTCCGCTTCGCGGCGTACAGCCTCGGGTGCCTGCGCGGCTTCGACTTGGGCCGGATCAGCGGGAATACCGATTGCAGCCTGCTCGGGCGCCGGTGGCGTATCGTGTAGCGGGTCAGGCACTTGTGTCGTGGTCGGCTCGCCGACCGGCGGCACCTCCGTCACCGTTTGGGGCACCTCGGCAGACGACGCTCCAAGCGGCGTGGACGGATCGCCCTGCACCGGCAGCGGGTTATCTTCGACCACGGCAGGCGTTTCAGGCTGCGGCGGCGCTTCCGGTACCGGCTTGATTTCGGGGGCGGGCTCGACATCCGGAACTTCGATCGGCTCGTTCGGCTTCGTCGCGAGCAGCTCGGCGCCCACTTCCGCCTTTGCCTCGCCAAGAATCGGCTCGCTCTGGCCGTTCTCCTGAATCTGAATGAGACTGGCCGGCGCGGCATTCGCTTCGGTCGGTTCGATCTTCGCCACGTCAGCCACGGCGGTATCCAACGCGGGCGCCTCTACGGGCTTGTCGATGGACGGCATACCCGGCTCAGTCGGTTGCTCGGCGAGCGTTTCGCTCACCGCGGCTTCCGGTACTGGTACGCCACCAGTCTCGCCTACGGCCTGCTCGGGCGTCACGGGTTCAGCCGGTGGGGAGAGAACCCCAGTCGGATTGCTGGGTTCGACAAGCGCGGTGTCCAGCGAAGACTGTTCGGGAACAGGAACCGACGTTACCGGAGTGGGCCAGTCAGCCCCATTCTGCTGTTGCACAGCGATCGCGCCAGCGGCCTTCTGGGCATCGGTCTGTACTTCCGACTCATTCGCACGCTCGCCAGCCGGCGGGGTGTCGTGCAGCGGGTCGGGAACCTGCTCGATAGCGTCCAAAGACGTCCGGCCAGCCTCAACGACTGCGCGGGTATAGACGTCGATCGCGCATGCGGCCTTGGCTTGGAGTTCGTCGTTCCCCAGATGCGCCTGCATGATTGATTCGATACGCTCCGCGAGACCATCGGTCCACACGTTGATCGTGCCGTCGACGATGGATTGCAGGAAGCTCAGGTCGTAGTCGAGGAGCGAATCAGCCGCGCGCGGCGTGTCCGCTTTGACCTCAGGAACCGGTGCCGGATCGGTCGGCTCAACGGGAACATTCGCAGACGCATGTTCCTTTGCAATACCGATCGCCTGATCTTTGTTTCGAAACATGGCGCGCAGGGTAAAGGCGATATTGCCTGCTGCATCGCGCCCGCGGACAAAGAAACAGTCGCCCGATGCTTCCACATTGACAACGCCATCGCCAGTAGCGCACGGGAAAGATTCGACGACGGATTCCACCGCCTGCGGAACATCCTCAATCGGCGTTTCGCGAATAGCGGGCTGCTCGGCGGCGACATCAGGCGGCGCATCGCCCAACGCCGCAAGCAATTCGGGCGAGACGACAATGTTCGAATGGGGCGCATCAACAATATTGGCATCATCCGGAGCCGCGATCATATTCTCCGGATCGGCCGTTGCGGCAGGGACGTCATCTGGCACAGCTTCGCCAGTCTCAACAACCTCCGGCTCGAGCATGTCGTCGATGCGAGTCGCCAGATCTTCCACGCTGAGCGTCATATCGTTCGACACGCTGCCGACAATTCCTTCGCCCATCTCGTTCAGCACGTTCAGCGTGAGCGAGAAGTTCGTCATATCGGCCAACGGATTGACCATCACTCCATAGAGCGAATTGTTGCGGGCCCGCGTGAGCGGCGCCCACATCTCGCCAATCCAGCCGCGACCGCGCAGCGCGTTACGCACGGCCAAGGCTCGCTGGCGCGTCATTGCAACCGCTTGCACGTGATTCGCTGGATCGGCTGCGAACTCGGCATAGGTCGCATACGGGGTGACCGCCGCGAGGTCGTCGTCGCCGACGCCGATCGCAGACAATTGCGCCGCTTCGGCTGGGTCCAGCTTGTTCGCTGCCAGCTTCGTCGCCTCAAGCTCAGCCGCGGCGCGCTGCTCGGCTTCCCGGGCGGCGATCTGGCCTTGAAGCTCGGCGAGTTCAAGTTCTGCTGTCACGATCCGGCCTTTCAACGCCTCGATGCTCGCGAGCGTCTCGGCCTTCTTCGCATTCTGCTTGGCGAAAGTGCCACTGTTTTTGATCGCGAGTTGCATCAGGCGCCGCGCGACGGTGCGAAGGTCCAGTTCTACACCCTGTTCCGGAGCGACGGCAATCGTCACGTCGAGTTTGTTGAGCGTCCACTTCCACGAAATGAGTTCGTCATCCGGCTCGACTCGGTAATTGCTGCCACCTATATGGAAATAGACGGTGAGCGTCTGGCCGTCCGCGAGGGCGTAGATAACCGCGATGTTGATGATCCCGCGCACGCGGTACGGCTTCGTGATCGTGAAACCGGTTACTTGCGGATCGCCGACGCGGTTCATCATGTTCATCAGCAACTGCGCCCGCTTCGGCAGTTGCTGGTAAGGAGAGGTCATGGCGTCGAGCGTCAGCACCTCATCGGCATCCTGCAAAACCTCACCTTCGGTCACTGCGTCGAAGATCAGGCCATCGGCGTCATGCCGGCGGATCTGATACAGGACGGCATCGAACGTCAGGGCGCGCGGCGCATCGCCGGACCAAAGGATTTTATCCACGGGTTTCTCCACTGCGGGCGTTTGGGGATTTGTTCCCAGCCATTGTTTGAAGTCGGAAAGGCTCATCGCAACCATCGAGCCGAAGCCCTTCCAGTCGCGCGTGTATGAATTCATGTAAGCCGCTTTGGCGCTGTCGGCATCGGTAAATCCGAGGCAGACTTTATGCTCGTCGAAGCGGCCACCAATCGCCTGGTTGACGACCCACACGCGCTTCGATTCCGGATACGGGCCGATGAACACGTCCACGCCATCGCCGTCCGCGCCCACCGTCCCAACGAACTCGCCGTAGTGCGCCGCCATGCGGTTCGCCCAGACAGTGCCATTGGCAGACTTCCCTTCGCGAATCGAGCCGCGCGGGTTCTCAATAGCGATATCAAGCCCATGCAGACGGACGAGCCCCTTGCGGTAATCGTCGGCGTCGCACTGCTTTGCGGTTGGCAAAACGTGGTTGTCTCGGCCGAATGCGCCGTCGTGCGCTGCGCGTTCAAGCGCGAGGAAGTCGTCCATGTGCGGTATGGGCCAGTTGAGCATTCATTGTCTGGCGCGCGCGCGTGTGGCCGAGCGGCGTTTTTCCGGGCCGCTGGTGCGCCAGCGCACAAAACCATGAAACAATTTGTTGCACGACTAGCCATATACGCATATTATAATTCGCATTACTAGCTCGCTCAGCAGAGGCCTCGACCTATGAATCTCATACCGCATATTGTGATTACAGTCTTTCTTGCTATCGTCTGCGCTTGGAAATGCATGCGCGATGCTCACCAGTTCGAGATTGAACGAAAGGAACCACCATGAAACGCCTTATCATTGCGGCCGCATGGCTGCTCATTGCGGGACACGTATTTGCAGCAGAAGTATCGTGCAAGAAGTTCGGCGAGATGGCGTATAACGCCGCCGTCGCGCGGGATCGCGGAACGCCTCAGGATGAGGTCGCGCGCACGCTCGCGAAGAATTACGGCGACGACCGCGCGGAAGCGCTTACAAAAGTCGTGTTCATGCACTCGGAGATGGATGCAGACACGTTGCAATTCGCGTCGCGCCTTCGAT